CTCAGGTACAGCATCGGAGCAGCAAGCGGGATTTACGAGTGGACAAGCACAAGGGCAAACCCAAGAAGCATCCTACCTCGTAGGACAGCTAGAAACCTCTGGCGCCCAAACAGCCTACCTGAACGGCGTTATCCAAGAAACAGCAAGCCTGCCTTCCTTCCTGAGCGGCACCTCTCTTGAGCAAACTAGTTCTATTTCCTCTTACCTTCACGGCGGTATCTCCTCCGGCCAAAACGCCTTTCTGGATGGAGATCGACTTACTATCCCAGTAGAGGGTGAGTTCCTGGAGAGCCTTGACATTTCAGGCAACTTCGATACACAAGAGATAGCAAGCGGCGAGTTTGTCAATGAATATGTACTTGAAGGCACATTCAAAGTGGTGTACAATATAGCTGGCTCTACTGGTGGGAGGTTTCAGTAGCTATTAGAGCCACCACTGAAAAATGAAAATGTAAACGCCAACTTCCTATTTAGATGAATATCGCTATACCATGCCTATGAAGCGCGTATCTGACCGCGCTTTTTTGTATTTCACTGACAGGAGGTTAACATGTCCCTAGCACACGGACAACCCCGTGTTCGTTTTGCCGAGCGTTTCAATCCTGGCGATATGGCTGGCCTGGCCTTTACTCCTAAGGTTATCACCGTTGAGAAAGACCTCAGTGGTGGAGCTGAAGCCTGGGACTTCTGGTCTGCGCCAGCCGGTGTGTTTATCCAGCAAGTCTTCGCCTATGTTTTGGACGCTGCTACTGGTACTTCCCCCACAGTAGAGATTGGCCTCGATGGCAACCCAGATGAGTTTATCGATACCTCGGACTTCGATATATCCACCGTGGGCAATTGGGCCACGAACATCGGCTCTACCGTCGCCACCAGTCCAAACGGCTTATATCTTCCTAGTGGCGATGTTCTTCGCATGACCATCGTCGGAACCGATCTATCCGCCGGGACCATTCGAGCAGTCATCAGCTACTTCGAGACTGATGATATGTTCGACCGCGGTCCTCACTTTTTAGACTAACTAGGAGAACTGTCCCATGCTTAAGTTCCCTCGCCCCATGTTTGACCAGGACCCGGACCCCGGTGGTGGTGACCCATCCCCGGCACCTGATCCTAAAAAGCAACAGGCAGGTGATTCGCCCCCAACTCCTTCCCCCAAAGGAGAGGACTGGGAGGCGCGCTACCAGGGCCTGCAAAAGGTCCTCGCAAAGAAAGACGCCACAATTGTGGACCTTCAAGCCAAACTCGACAAGCTGATGGCTGACTTCGAGGAGCTACGCTCCACATCAGCCACCTTTGAGAAGGATAAAACAGCTCTCGAGACCCAAACTAAGACGGTCCAAGACCAATTGACGACGTTGACTTCTGAGCGAGATACACTGAAACGGCAGCTTGCCCAACAGCAACTCCTAATCCAGAAATTCCCACAGCTTGCTCATCTAGCTAAGTATATCCCCCCAGCTGACGACGATGCCACCTTTGAAGTAAATGCCAAAGCATTTGCTGATGACCTGGCATTAGCAATCACAGCAGGGGTGAAAGATACCCTAACCGGATCATCTCCTCCTGCTTCCCATGGAACCGGCGAACCAGTCACCGAGGATGAGGAAGAAGCTCTTTACAGGAAAGTTACCAGCTTGGCTGGCCGACCTGGAAAAGAAGAGGAATACGAGGCAACATACAAGCAGTGGTTAACCTTGAAAAAGGTTGAGACTTAACACTATGAGGTAAATCATGGCCACTGGAGATTTTGATCTTTATTACAGTGATAACCCCTGGGAAGTGATCGATAAGAACCAGCGCACCTGGTATGACCCGGACCTGATTGCTATGTTCCGGCAACGCGCCCTCTTCACCCCTACCATCCAGTTCGTCAAGTCTTTATCTGACGTTCGGGCGACGAGGATGGTGCTCAACCAGTTGCTCGATCCCCACCCAGATTACACGGCCTTGGCTGTGCGCCAGATATGGATGCCAGCTAGCCACATCGACTCCCGCCAGCTCGAGATCACCTTTGTCCGTCAAGGCGGCAAGGTTGCCTACAACACGTATGACGACATGGTGACTTACTGGCGGCAAAATGGACAAGAAGGAATCCGGCGCATCATGCGCGGTGCCCTCGGCACACACATGACCGATGTGCTTGACCTTCTGGCCCGCAACGCCTATCTCAAAGGCGCTCTTGACACCGGCTATGTGCTATACCAAGGTGGAGGCTCGGACTTCTCAGCGATTTCTACCACGGATCTCTTCGAGATTCCGGTCGCAATGGAAATCTGGCTGGGCATGTCCCTGCGTGGCGTTGCCAGTGCAATGGGCGAGAGTGGTGCCGCAAACAGCGTCATCTGCTATACCAGTCCTAGTGTCATCTATGACATTCAAGCGCAGGCTGGCTCTGAATGGGTTGCCATCAATCAGTACCAGGGCCTACCAGCCCAGCTACGCTATGAGGTTGGCTCCTATAAGAATGTGCGCTTCGTGCAGTCACGCAAGCTAGTCCTGTGGAACTGCGGCGCGATCATCGCACAGGGAGCTATTGCTGCGGCAGTACACGCCGGTGATGGCGCGCCCGATCCCTCTACCACCAAAGTGGACGGCACCTATATGGTTGGCCAGGAATCCGCTGGCATCGTCAACTACATCCCCATCAAAAACACCTGGTTGACTGGTACCGTAGCAAACATCGCGGTCAATGATATCGTCACAATCCACCTAACCCGCACCAGTGCTCACGGCATCGCCAATGGAGTCAATCCCTTTGAGGGTACCTCGCATGTTCGCCGCGTGGTTGGGATCACAAATGCTGACCCTGACCGGATTGTCTTAGATCAGCCTATCATGATCGACATGGCCACTGACCTAGGTGGAGGCGTCTATGGATACCTCACCAAGGGTCGCAATATCCATGGCTCGATCTTTGTGGGCGGGCCTCAGGGCATTGTCAGCGGTGTTGCAGCGCCTCCACGCCTGCATACGCCTCCGCCTGTAGACGACTTCGAGATGGTACAGCGCTTCTCCTGGGACGCCTATCTGGGCTACCAGCCCTATGCGCCAGAAGTCTTTGAGATCGTTCTCAGCGCTGGCACAACCCGCATAAAGGGCCCAGCAGCAGTTCAATAGCATGGCCACTCTGAGTGAGCTTCGCGCACGAATACTCCGGCTTTTGGATGACCCTGAAGGGGCAGGATACAGCGATGACTTGCTGTTAAACGCTATTTCGGCAGCTCTCGATGCTATCCTCCCCTGGGCCCCAAAGACAAGCATCTCATCCATCACCGGAGATGGTACCACTAAAGCTTTTCCATTGCCTACCGATCTCTATGAGATAGAGGCGTTGGTGGATGAAAGCACTGGCGAAGTTCTACCCAGAAGCGTACTTGCTCCAGGATTGCTCTTGGGGGTCAACAGCCGTAATAACAACGACTGGCTTGAGTACCCCTCAGGCTCGATCAGCTTCTCTAAAGCCCCCAGCAATGGCGCAAACTACACACTATATTACCTGGCATATCACTCCAAGCCCACCGAAATGAGCAACGACTTCACTCTTAGCACGCCGGATTTCTGCATCATCGGATTAGCTCTCTATGCTGAAGCCTATGCTCTGCTCCCAGCCGCAGTAGGGGTGGCTGAGATTGGATCATTCAAGACTAGAGTGGACAGCGGCACGCCCGAGCATAACCCGTTCCAGCGAGCTGTTACGTTCATTATGGAAGCATTCACGCGCGAGATGAATCGCCACCCGAAACACCAAAGGGCGGTCAAATGACTAGCTCTATACCTGTCGAAACTCCTAATCAAATCGTCCCCATGATACTCTGGCAGATCAAGGAACACCTGGGAACCGCTATGGTCTTAGAAGTTCCTGAAACAAGCCCAACTAGGGCTGTGCTGGTTAAAGTAGGACGATTTCAGGAGAACCCGATTGAGAAGAACGTCTCAATCGCTATAAGTGGTGGTGATTTTGAAGACCCTGATTATCTGGACGCGCGTGTCGATAACCCAGACATGGAAGAGTTCATCCTACGCAATATCCCGGTAGGTGAGATTGGAGGCGGCGAGTTTTGGTGGCGAAGAGGCACAATACGCTTCCAGGTTTATTTTGTGAGACAGCGCTATCCTGAAGAAACTGCCATGCAATATGCCTATGAATTTTACGGTCGTCTTTTGAAGCAGGTAAAACTTGCTGATATCGACTTACCGACTGATGACTTCGGAGAAGGGGCGATCCCCCCAATATATGTCGAAGGCGCCAGTTTCTTTGAGTCTGGTGGCAAAGACAAGTTTATCTGGAGGGGCAAGCTCCTTTGGCGAGTTCTAACTTGGCGACCTTAGGAGTCTAAGATGGCAATTACCGCACAAGCTGGCGTTTTTAGCTTCGGCCCTCAAAGTGCCAAGGGTGTGTTAGCGACCGATTTCTACAAGCACCGTGGCTCGGATATTGATCTTGCAACTGTATCCGACGACCGCCTCGGCCCGCCTGAGGTAGGCGGCGTCCCAACACCGTCTATTCCCTACCGCGCAGGCCTCATGGCTACTGGTGGTGCCCTACTCAACCCACGCCTGGAAAACACCTTAGGCTGGTTGCTGTACGGGACGTTAGGCGCTGTCACCACGACAGCAGACGAAGATGTCCTTGGCAACACAGTAACTACCATGTACGCTCACGAGTTCAAGTTCGCATCTGATGCAGGCTATGTGCCCTGGATGTCCTTCCGTAAGTGGATCCCGGGCGTCAACGCCGCCGCTCAGTTCGGCGAGCAGTACCGTGACTGCAAGATCGTCGCTCTCACCCTGGCTCTTCCTAATGATGGGCTTGTCAATGCTCGTGTTGATGTGCTAGGCATGGCTATGGGCCAGAACTTTTTCGAGAATCCCTCCTGGACATACGCGAATACCCAATATGAAGATTGGGAGTCGCTCCCTATCGGCTGTGTCACGGGTGGTTACTTGAAAGTTCCCGGCCTCAGCGCTAGTGCTCTCCCCGTCACGCAAGCAACTATCACCTTCCAGAACGCTCCCCTAGACATCCGTATGGAGAAAGTCTTTGGCAGCCCCTATCTGGAGGATGTTACCGTCGTAGGACGGCAGATGACCGTAGATATGGTCTTGAAGTGGCAAGACCCCAATCTATACCAGGCCATCTTGACCGGTTCTACCACGGGAACTCAATGGACAGCTGCACCCTTTACCAGCGATCTAGACGTATACACTCTATCATCCAAGCTGGCTGGCGGCGTTGCCCCCGACTCACCTTATGGCCTGCGTGTCTTGGCCGAAGAGGTGATGTACCAGGTTGTAGGCGGCATCCGTCTAGCAGGCGGCCAGTCCGTCATGCTGCGTGTTACCGGTACAGCACTACCTGGCGCTAACTACTACTCCAAAATCCTCTTGGGTAACAAGGCCACACAGTATAGCTGGCCTGCCGCTGACATCGTGCTGCCCGACTTCAGCGCTGCTGAGATCGGCAACGAGGACGACAACACCATCGTGATCACCTTCACAGAAGCAATCCAGCTCGAGGTTGGCACCAACTGGATGCTCGGTTTCTCCGTTGAAGTGGACGCCGCGCCTTACACCATCGTGCACGGCTACCAGTACGCCAGCAACAAGATCGCGCTGGTCCTGGCTACCACGGTTACCACTGGTGAAGTAGTCACCGTTAGCTACGACTCTGCTACGGGCTATGTCGAAGACCTTTACGGCAATGACTTGGCCGACGAGATCGATTTCTCGGTCACGAACAATACCTAACCGGTTGGGGAGGGCAGGCGCCTCCTTCGCTTCCCCTCCCCAACTCCACAAAATGGAGCATGATATGCCGCTACAATTAATCGCACCCCTTTACCAAACATTTGCGCTTGAACGTGCAGACAAGAAATACAAGAATGATGGTGACCCAACTACTGTCACGGTCAAGCAGGCACGTCAACATGAACATGAACGGCGCCAGCTGCTCTTTGCCAAGCTAGAACGCAAGTGGAACTCCGATGACAATCCCGATGAAATCCGCGTGGTGCAGGAAATCTCCCAAGCGGAGGTCTGGCGGGAGGAAGCCTGGCTGACACTGGTTGAAAGCAATATCCTTGACCCGGAAGGCAAGCTGCTATTCAAGTCCGCCAAGAGCAAGAATGATCACCCCAGGCTCTCTATGGATAAACAGTCCTTCTGTCAAGCATGGGGAATGCTCTTTCCTGATATTGCAGAAGAAATCGTTGAGAAGATTCACGAAGTAAACGTCCTCTGGGGCGGTGCTCTGGGGGAAGCCGGGTAGAGGGGGGACTTGAAGAACTCCGGCAAGCGCTGTACAGTTACTACGGCGCACTAAGTGAACTGAAGACCCTGGCTGAGAGCCAGCCCGCGCTGGCTTCAGCAGTGGAAATCCCAGAGAAACCAGAAGCATTACTGCTCTGGGAGAAGTGTCAGGCAATCGGCGTCCCACTTATGAGCGGTGGTCTGGTTGACCAACCGCATATCTGGCTCGAGGAGCTGGCAGTGATTATCAGCACTCAGAGGCAATTTGACGTTGCCATGCGAGGACAAAATGGCTCCTAGCGATTATAAATCCTGGTCTTTGCCAAGACTATTTCAGAGGGAAATCGAGCTCATGTCAAAGAGAGCTTCCATCAACCCTACTGAAAGCCAAGAGTTGGAAGCGATCCGGGCTGAGCAAAGAAACCGCACCTATGAATCTCCTCGCCCGGCTGAACCAAATCTACCAGCTATCAAAATCCCACAGCAAGCGCCTACTCAAACACAGGGACGTGGGTCTGAGCAACTGCTGATCCCCAGCGCGCCTAGCCCTACAGGCTCTAAGCTTGATCCATGGGCGAAGATAAGCCTAGATGAGTTCGAGAATCGCATCAGAGGCCAGCTACCTTTAGAGCTAATGAAACTTGGCCCCATTGAGCCAATCAAGACACTACGCTTCAAGGATTTCATTCGAGTCTTTATCAAACCCACGACTGGAGCTGGCGCTAAAGGTCAGCCCCTGGCAATTGACTTAGCCCCTGGGTTTAACACACCCTTTGGAAATGCTATTGAATGGCACACACCTTCACTCTGGTCAGCTTCATTTGGCGCTGAGGGCTGGGTACAAGACCCTAATAAGCTAACTATCCGCGCTCCAATAAGCGCCTTCGCCCAATATGTTATTGCATCATTCAATGAGAACTTGATCAGGAGCCGACCACACTGGTCAACCATCGAGCGCTTCTCTAACGTGGTTTCCCGCGGCACCGATCTTGTTCCGGGCTCCCAACTGGCTGGTGGTGTGATCCGCATTGATCCAACTATCCCAGCAGCCGGGCAGAAACGGCAAGCAGGAGAGATCACATTCGGCATCTCTCCAGAGATCCAAAGCCAGCGAGAGGTAGAGACCGCCCTGGTTCAGAGGTCTATACTCTCGCGCACCCTGCTACAGCAAGCTACACCGGAAGATGTCCGTAAAATGCAGGAAGAGCAGCTATGGTCTCAGCTTCCAAGATATGGATATGCCTTTATCAAGGAGGGCAACCGCATCCGCATGATACAGGCTGGGATGGAAGTCGGCTCAGGGGTACAGATTGTCGGCCAGGACCCTGCCAAGGCGATGAAGTACCTCAATATAGCCCCCAGTGGTGGAATGCGAACTCAGGCAGAGATCATCGAAATCGACCCGCAGACCGGGAGGCCAAGACCATTAGCTCCCAGGCCTATTACCGGCATGGCGCCAGGAGAACGCGCTGGCCCTCAGCGAATCCTTGGGGTTTCATACCCCGGACAAGCTGAGCGCCCAATTGCTGCTGTTATTCCTGATGTGGCTTTCATGGCGGCATCGCTGGAGTCAGGCACGATCACTTCCTATGATCCGTTTCGTGAGTTCTTCAAGGGCTATATAGCAGCAGGCTACCCCAAATTCGAGAAAGTTGAGCTCCCCCAGCTCAACGCCTACCAGCTCGAAAGAGCTAAATGGGAATGGGGCAAATTCGTCCAAGACATCGAGAAGCCTGGTGGAAAAATTTCCTACAGAAGGATATCAGAAACCCTCCCCAAAGCCATTGCCCCTCAGGAAAGCGCCATCATTGGATTGATGCGCTTTCCAGAGCTTGGGACCAATATCGAGAAAGTATACCCAATCCGTATTTCAGCAGAGAATGCACCCCTCTTACTGACCAGCCCAGTAGAGCAGTTCAAACTCTATACCCCCTACGCATTCACGAAGGGAACACATGAATGGGTAGACCAACCGATTGAGGGCGAAACTATTGAGACGCGCTATATCCTCTCTGGGATCCAGAAGGGCTTCCAAGGCGAAGTTGTCCCAGAGGCCATGTCCGAGATAAGCCTGCGCACCAAATACTCTCTTGTCACAGCCGCCTCTTTCAAAGGGGGCGGTGGTAAAGCTGTCGAGACGCCAGCCCTCCTAGCTGGAGGCGAACCCATCCGACATCCAGTCCCTGGCGCACCAGAGCGCCTCATCAGCGGCATCACTGGCGAAGTGAAATCAATGGACTATAAGTTCATAGGGCATGTAGGCTCACTCACACCTGAACTCAGAGAACAGCTTTTGGGTGAATTCAAGTCAGTCAATCCAGAGCTTGCTAAGGCCCTGGTAGGCCTCGCCAGACAGAAACACTCTCAGCAAGTAACTGCATATGGCGTTGAAACATATGGTTTCCTTCCCTCGGAAGAGATGGCCCAGATCTATGCACAGAAGACTGGAACGGAGTATATCTGGAAAGCCACTTCTGAGAGAATGTGGGCACATCTCCGTCAGATAACCGAGAACCTGCCTCGAGAGAAGTCAATCGGTCTTTACCGGTGGGGCCTTGCCCCACCTGATGAGGCTTATGAGTTAGGTGATGTGTCCTCCAGCAACAAGGCTTATATGCTAAAGACGTTGTTCAGAGTGACTCGAGAAGAGTTCCTGAAAGAGCATAAGGTCGATATCGCCACACAGGAAGGGCGTAGGGCTTTTAGGAAGATAGTTCCTGGCGGCTGGGAGGGACTGCGAAGCGCCTTTTTAGCCTTCACGCCTGAGCCTAATGCCCCTCCAGGGACCTCCTTATCTCGCGGGTATGTGCGCGGCCCAGCCACTATTGGGACCGATGTATCCATAATTACTAACGAGTTCCTGGCCGGACAGTCAAGGCTTGGCCCGGAAGAGCAGCGGGCTATTAATCAGGCGTGGGAAGAAGCCGCTGATGTGCTTGGATTGAGTCCTAGCGCACCAGAGGGCGCATATGCTACCGGCTATGTTCCACCTGCAACTGAGGCATGGCGTAACATCGCAGAGGTAGCCCGTTCCCTGGGATCGCAAATGAAAGTGAAGCCAACGCCCATATCAGTGGCTCGTGGCAGAGAAGCCAGAGGGCGCGTAACAGAGATTACCGAACAAGGGCGCCTCAAGCTAGCCGGATTCTTAGGACAGGGGAAAAAGACCCTACCTGAAATCGAGGAGTTTGTCACCCAAGAGCTTGGACCTGAAGGCGCTCTTTACATGCAAGGCGCAACCATTCCATATATGCCACGACCCAGCTGGATGGAGAGAATAACTCACTATGGTTTTGGCGAGCTCGAGCAGGAAATCCAACCGGTTCAAAACATAGCACGCCGCTACCCCGAGATCCTCTCTTCTTGGATCGAGGGCTTTGAACCTATATTTGGGGAAGGGCGCAATGAAGCCATGCTCGCGGAATACCAGGAATGGATGCAAACTATTTTCAAATCAGGGGCGCGTACCATTCCTAAGGAGCTAATGTATCGCTATACCCCCTTGGGTCAAATGGGACGCTCGCCTCTCTTACGCGCTCTTGAGATAGGCGAAACTCTCATCCCCAGGCAAGGGATACGTACTATGCTTACCCAGGGA